TTCATAATTAATAGTCATAGTATGTTGCATGACTTCGCTGCCGGCGCTGTAATCAAATGTATCGTGGTCCCAATCAGTGATAATAGGATTAATCAATGTGTACGACGTAAAGTTTCCACGATTCATACCGTATATCTTTATATCTTTAAAGAATGCTGGTTTATCGTATCCATTTGGACCAGATCCACTAAAACCCCAATCATTAACTGAACGAGAATTATTGTATATGTCGCGATCATTATAACTTGGATTGTTTGAGCCTCGGCCGTCATAACCGTAACTAGGATCATTATAATAATAATTATAGTAGTTGTACCACATGGAACGGACGGAATCACTTCCATCGTCATGGAAAGTAACATTTACAGGTCTGTAGTTGATCTTCTTTTGAATATAACGCTTACGGTTATATTGATTCATTTCCTCTACTTCAAAATTAAACGTTGGTAACTTTACAGTCTTTACAAGCATGCCAATACGCGAAGCGCCTTCGGCTCCGCCCATTGCTCTACTTAATTCTGGTATTTCTGCAGTGTTTAACGTAAAGTAAACATGAAATAGGAATTTGTTAGTAGGCGCAAGAGCATGACCATCCGCAACAAATATTTTGCTGCCATGTTTATAGTCTCGAAAATAGTCATTCCCGAAAAACCCTTCCTTAAATCCACTACTAAAATCATCCCAACTACCTAGTTGTTCCTTTAGTGAGGATTTTAAAAAACTACCAAATCCCATAATGGGCTATCTACGAAACATTATCGCCGATGCTTCTACCTACATCTGCGCCAACACCACTGCCAATCGGAGTTTGAACTGCATTATCGAAACGCAATGTCATCGCAACTGTTACAGGTTCAGAACTACCGTAGTTTAAATCACCGTAGTTGATGTTAGCAACGTAACAGCCATAAATTTCCCAAGTCTCTAAAACATTTGGCTCATGAGCGCCATTACCACCGTCTAAAATCTCTACACGTGTAGTAAATTTATAATCTGCTCCTGATGCTGCACTTGCTTGTTCCATGAAGTCTAATTGCTTCTGTAGTTGCTCACCTGCTAATTTAGAAACCATGCCACTAGCATCGTCGCGCAAGTTAACATTGATGTCATCCCAGGTATGTTTTCCTGCCAAGCGCACACGTGAGTTATAAATCTCAATGTCAATTGGGTCAAAACTTACAGACGGTCTAGTAAAGTCAATTACTTGTTTTGTTAATTCAGTTCGTGGGGTAGATACGCCGAAGTTCTCAAAAACTACACGAAATCTATACTTTAACTTAGGCATTAACAACCCTTGGCTTGATCCTGATTGGTCTGTTGCCAATGGGGTTGTCATTCTAGTCAATGATGATACTGACATAATTTACTCCTTAAATATACTTAATGTTATTTATGCTAAAAAAGTAAGTATAAATTGCCACTTAAATAACGATCTAAAAATTTCATGTTGCTCGTGGATAGCTATAAGTAAATTGTAATGATTGATAACAATGAAAAAAAATCACAACTTAAAGCGATTGTTGCGATAGAAAATAATAAATGTTTAGGTGACCAAGGCGTTAAGAAAACAGTACAGGTAAAAAAATGTGCGCACCATGCATGTGAGAATAATATCACAAAGTTTAAAGGAGCTGGTTCTAATACATTATGTGAAGTACATCAGCAGAACTTAAGTGAATGGGGTGGGTATGTATATTTTAACAGAGTATGGACTTGGTATAAAGGTGAAGTATGTGAGGAATGTGGATTTGATCCATTTACTATACTAAAACTCAAAAAATACGACCTACTAACTAGACGTGTTTATGCCATGGGGTTATTAGATGTTGATCACATAACTCCATGTAAAAACAATATTGAAAAACATGACAGGTACAGTATAGGCAATCATCCCGATAATTTACAAACACTATGCAAGCATTGTCATCAAGTAAAAACATTCGAGGAAGGGAACTTTTCAAATAAATCTAAATAAAACAATGAATTTGGCAATTTTGCCGGATAGTCACAATTTTGTGACTTAAATCGAAGTCTGGAATGACTATAAACTATATTTTAACTACATAGGAGAAATTATATGTTAAAAGATATCGTAAGCTGGATTAAATCTGGCACAGAAGCAGGTGTAGCACTAATTGCGTTCGCAATCGTATTACAGGTTATTTTCGGTGGCACTGTGCCATTCATTGGTGGTGACATTATTGGTACTATCACCGGCATCGTTGCTCAACTTGGTGCTCAAGGGCTAGTAGGTCTTGTGGCTGCTGCTGTTTTATATAAAATCTTTAATAAGTAATATATAATCAACCAATAAAAAAGGCAACTGTTAAAGGTTGCCTTTTTTTATGAGTAAAACATATTGTTTCCTATGTCTAGTTAAGCATTGATACTATACCCATTATTATAATAAAGCATATAAAGCACATCGTTACGATATCTTTACCATTGCCGTTAATTTCTGTTGACCAATCATACTTTTTCATAGTACCTCCTTATTGGCTATTAAACAAATTTCATAATAATTATATCAGTACCTCCTATGTTATTTAAAAACTCTTACGAGTAATATTATTTAGTTGATGATAATTAATTCATTTTTTGGTAAATATAGGTTGTTATTATATATTATAATATAATATAATATGCTTAACAGCGTAAAGTTATTATTAGAGTTACTTAGGACGCCGGGGCAGTACCGGCCGACTCCACCAAAAACACATTCAGTAAGTACATTATATTGGAACATTGAATGCGTTTCTGAAGGGGTCGAAATAGTGGTCGACTAGGTAACAGAAGGTAATAATCGCTAGTGTAGATAGCACTTAAACACAACTAAAGTAAACGCTAACGCAAATACTTACGCAATCGCAGCCTGATAGGCATAGTGTGATTTGAGGACTTAGGTAGGGTCATCCTTATAACCAAATGACCCTCCGCTTATTTTAAAAGAATAAAAAAGCCACTTTAAAGTGGCTTTTTATTTAAATAAATTACTTATCTATCTTTTTAAACGCCATTAGCAATTTCGCCTGTATTCTTGATTCGTACAGGGATAAAGATAAACTCTACCGCCTTAACTGGCTCAATAGCAATATCGACGTATAACTCACTTCTATCGATCCTTGAAGGAGTATTATTACTTTCATCACATACTACTAAGTAATCATATAATCCTCTCTTAGCAACTAGATCATTCATGATCTTTTCAATTGTGCCTTTCATTTCATCGCGAGTTAACTTATCGTTTGGTTCAAATAAAAACTGCTTAGCAACTGAATCGACTTGTTGTCTAATATACGCAACGAGACGGGCGACATTAATTCTATCAAGTGCAGTGCCTGACTTTGTTGTTTTATTGCCATAGTTAACAAGACCTGTACCTGGAATAAAAGTTAATGGATTTACGTTATTCTCATATAACGTATCTCTGGATCCTTGTCTTACTGCTGTTTGTGTAAATTCGCCTTCTGAATCTAAATACCCAATTGCACTAAGGTTATCTACATTGCCACGTCTAGTGCCTGCGGGCGCTAACCAAGGATAAGATTGATCATCACTTCTGATGATCGTTCTAAGCATCGCATGACTTGGTGGAACAACAATTGCTGTTCCACTTAAGTCAGTTGTTTTGCCACTAGGATAAAATACGCCTAGATAATTATCATTAACGTTCAATCCATCGCTTGTTGCTAATCCAACCCCACTATTATTAGTTGCCCAATTGATAAGATCTGTGCCAGATTCTTTTAGTCTTAACGGCGAATCACCTACAATGAATCCAGTATTATTGCGTTCATTGTTAAGAGCTACCATATTGACCATTAATTCAGGATATCCAGGAGTTGCCAATAAGTTGAACACACGTTGCTCTTCACGAATATCAGTATTAGTGTCGATCGCTGCCTTCATTGCTTTAACAACAATAGAACGCTGTGCTAATCTTCCCATATTTGCCTCGCCGTTATCTTTAAGCCCTGATGCATTCACCCACGCATTCTTTTCAGTAGGTAATGCATCACTAAAATCACTTGCATTAAAATAATTCAACTTAAACTCTTTAACAGTATATCCACTGCGCCTAGTGTTCCATAAAATTGTTCCTGTTGGGTATAAACTACTTGCTGGTGCATCTAAATCTAAATAATTACTCGTAAGTAATGTGCTAATAGTAGTAATTTCATCACTAATTGGATCTGTTGATCCGTTCTCCGCCCATCTTGCATCTGCGAATAATACTCCATTTTCAGTTGACTGATCAGACGTGTCTAGTGAAACCCACTGCGCTATTGATTCAACTGTTTGCCATCTATGAATTAGAGGGAAGTTTTCTAAATCACTAGTATCAATCCAAATATCTCCGTGCACCAGTGCGCTCTCATCACTTTGTTGTATAGGGGCAGTTACTGAAACAATTGGGCCATTTGGACTAGTTGCTGATAAATTAAAGCCGCGGACATCATTTGTTACATTTTGATATCCTTTCCATCCTGCACCATCATGAATCATTAAGTCGTACTCATCGATTGCACTGAAGTACCATTTAGTACCTTCCGTTGGATCCAATCCAGGGGCAACACTATTTGCGCTGAATCCTGTCTTAGTAGCAAGTACTTCCCAATTACTAAGAACTAAATTAGTATCATTGCCCGCACGGACATTATCTAATACTGCAGTAATTCCTGCGTCAGTAATTGGTGTACCGCTTGTATCCTTGAGTTCAATTGTACCCCCCTGTGAGTGTATAATTTTAATTGCTCCAGTTGACGCAACTGCTACTGTTACATTAGTAGGGGCAACTGCTGATAGGTCAGAAGCGAACGTAGTTGCTGTTGTTCCTGTCATTGTTACCGTAACGGGTGTAGTCATATTGCTCGAACCTTTATCACTCGCACTGACAGTGAATGTTTCGCCTATAACAAATACAGGTGTTGATAATGAACCTGTGATTTCTGTTGCACCAGTGTTACTTCGCACCATTACCTTGCTCGTTGCAGTATCATTATCACTTACGTCATAAGTTGCGTAAGTCGCACCAGCGGCGATTGTGCTACCACCTGCAGTTGCATCTAATGCCTTATTGGCAGTTGCATCATCTTCATATAAAGGAGTAGACTGTGATTCCCACGATGCAGTTGCTATACTATATTTCTTGACTACTAAATTAGCGCCCAAATTAACATTTGTCGTTTTAATCCATATCGATCCTGTTGGACGTCCAACAGTCGCGCTACTAAAGTCTGTTGCTCTCCATGATGGATTTTGTGTATGTGAACTAGTTCTCAGTGCTAGCGTAGGATGTGTGCCACCCATATTTGCGCCAGTATTCT